TGGACAGTTTGATGATGTACTTGGAATTCAGTTACTCCGCAACCGTTTCGCCTTATTGGCAATGGAAGCAGCGGAGAAATCAGTACAGGCACCAATTGTACTTCCTAACGATGTACAAGAACTTCAGTTGGGTGGCGATGCGGTTATTCGTACCGCTAACCCTGCTGGTGTTCGTCGTGTAGAACTTACATTACCACAAGGCGCATTTACAGAACAACAGTTACTTAACCAAGAACTTAGAGTTGGTGCTCGTTACCCAGAATCTCGTACTGGTAACATTGATGCATCTATTGTTACTGGTCAAGGTGTACAGGCTCTTATGGGAGCATTTGATACACAGGTTAAATCAGCCCAAGCAATCTTTGCTGCAGCACTTCGTGATGTTATTAGTATCTGTTTTGAAGTTGACGAAGTAATCTACCCAGAAGAAAAAACAATTCGTGGTGTAGATTCTGGTTCACCATATGAAATTACATACAAGCCAACCAAAGACATTAAGAGTGATTACTCAGCCGATGTTCGTTACGGAATGCTTGCAGGTCTTAACCCAGCCCAAGGCCTTATCTTTATGTTACAGGCTCTTGGCGGTAAGTTAATATCTAAAGATATGGCTATGCGTGAGTTGCCATTTACAGTTAACGTAACGCAAGAACTTGAGAAGATTGAAATTGAAGATATGAGGGCTGCATTACTTGGCTCACTAACCGCTTATACACAGGCAATACCACAGATGGCCACACAGGGACAAGACGCTTCTGATGTAGTTAGAAAGATTGCTGCGGTAATTAAGGCTCGCCAAAAGGGACAAGCATTAGAAGATGCTATTGAGGCTACCTTTGCACCGCAACAACAAGTCCCTCCTGCTGGTGCCTCTAATCCAATGGTTGAGCAAACGTCCCCTGCTCCCGCTGGTGCCCCAGTAGGAGGCTCTCCTCAAGATAGTGGAATGATGCAAGCAGGACCACCAGTTGATATTCAATCAGTTCTTTCTAGTTTAACAGGTAGTGGAAAAGGTAGTGCAAGAGTAGTAACCAGAGGCTAACTAAGTAGGGGACAATGACAACGATTATAGGCATAGAACATAAAGACCGATGTTTTTTAGTCGCTGACAGCCAGACTACTGATGCTGAGGGTAGAATCTATTCTCATCCAGAAGTAAAAAAGATTTCAAATAACGGCATGTTTTTAATTGCTGGTTCTGGAGAAACATTACCGTGTGATATAGCCCAACATATTTGGGAACCACCTACTCCAACTAAACAAGACAAAGAAGATTTATATCATTTTATGATTGTAAAGGCTATGCCATCTCTTCGTAAATGTATGATAGAGAATGGTTATAACTTTGATGAAGATTCAAAAGAAAATAGATTTCAATTTATAATGGCTGTTGGCGGAGAAATTTTTGATGTTGACCAAGAGTTATCAATAAGCAAATCTGCAGATGGAGTATACGCTGCAGGCTCAGGAGCATCATATGCGCTAGGCGCATTATATGCAGGAGCAGATGCTTATGAAGCAATGGAGATAGCATCTAAATTAACTGCATTTACAGCAGGACCGTACATATCAAAAGAACAACCTAGAAAAATTAAGTAGGAGGAATCATGGCTGAAAATCGTGGAGGTCCTAATGGAGGGCCACAGTATAACCCAGCAAATGTAAACTTATTGGGCGGCAATGGTACCAATGGAGATTACACAGGTTTTGCTTATGGCCAAAATAAAATGTTAAACGAGTCAAGGGTTGCCGGAAATGCAGCAGTTGCTAGCATTGGTAGTACAAGAACCCCAGCAGTAGAAACAACACCGTTAACTGCAATTAATGCTGAGACTCAACTTCCAAGTCAAAATATTATGGATGGCGCACCAATAGGTGGTGGAGCCAACTCAATCCCTGGATTACCAAAGAATGCTTCTGGAGACCCAGATATAGATTTAATTCGTGACCAATACCCAATGATGCAAGCATGGGCAAGTATGCCTGGTACAACTAGAGCAACTGCTGATTTAATAAATTATTTTGGAACAGTTATTTAATGGTTATATGGGATAAGATAGCAAATATCCAAAATGTTTTTAAGAAAAAACCGGATGTTGCTGAAACACCTACACACACTCAAAGCGGATGGACTAAGTTTGGCATTGCATTAGATATTGCCAAAATGCTTCCAGTTCGCCCAGGTGCGGTAAATCTTATAATTAATGAAGGTAAAGAAGCATTAACTAACGCAAGAAACAATATTGCTGGCTCAAGATACAATGAACAAGTTGAAAAAGCCAGAGTTGCGGCAATAACTGGTATTGGTGAAAATCTTGGGACAACTCAAGGTCTTAAAACATTACCTGCTGCTGGCGCAGCATTAGGTGGTATTGGTGGCGCTGTATTTGGTGCAGGTGTTGGCGCAGTCCCAGGTGCTGTTGTTGGAGCAGCCGCAGGTGGAGCAGCCGCTGGTGTAACTTATGGTATTGCAGAATTAGATAAAGCAACCAACGGTAAATTAATTAATACTTTAATGTCAAGCACTAAAGGTTTACGTTCTAATTATGCATTTATTCGTGAAGCAACAGATGCTCATTTAGGTTTAGGATTACTTGCTGGATTAGCACAAACAGGCGGAACAGTTGCTGGTGCAGTTGTTGGAGCCGCTGCTGCTGGAGCACTTGCTGGTTCAGTTGTTCCAGGGGCTGGAACTGTGGTTGGTGGCATAGCAGCAGGTGGTGCTGCGCTTGGCGCTTATTTTGGTGGAAAACAAAGTAGGATGGTGGCAGAGTCTGGTATCCTTGGAGAAGAATTAAAGGCAGCCGCAGAAGCAGCGCAATCTCCTGAAGGTCAAGAAAAATATAATTTTGGTAGAGACACAACAAGACTTGCTGGTAAAGTTAGTGGAATAAAAGCATTAGAACAAACAGATACTGGTCTTGGGGCAATTGCCTCTGGTGTTGTAAATATTTTTTCAGAAGGTCTTCTTTTACCAGAGGCCAAAGGACTTCAAATACTTGGCAAAACCGCCAAGGCAACAACTGCAGGTGGCGTAGTAGCAAAAAGTCAAGGAATTATTGGAGATAAACTTCAAAGCGTTCTTGACACACCAATGAATAAGGCTGATAGATTAGCCGCCGATGTAGACTTACTTAAAAGAACCGCTGCTGGTGAAGAAACTGTATACACACCAATGTTTGAATTCATAAACAAAAATGACATTGCTACGGTAAAAAGTAGAACAGAATTTCGTCTTGGTGACAGTGTATCAACTACTGCTGCAGCATTAATGGCTGGCAAAAGTTATGAACAAATTTCTCTTATTCTTCGAGTTGGCCGTGGAGACGCAGCAGCCGTAGAAGAATTATCAGTAAAACATGCAGCAGTTTTTGCTCAAGTATTAAGAGCAGAAGGAAAATTAAGCAGTGCTGAGGCTGGGTTCTCTCAGTTCCCTAAATATAATACTGCTATGACTCCTCAGAGTAAAGTTTTAAAAGCAAAAGCAAAAGATAAAGTTAAAATTCTTGACGCAGAACTTGAAGACTATAGAAAACAATATACTGCACTTGACGATGCTTTAAGGTTAGATAGTGCATTGCAAGAGCGTACTGTATCAATAATCCCGTTAGTTGAAAAACTACGAAATGATATGGCTAAACAAAGAAATGCAAACAAACTAGGTTTTAATAAAATTGATGATGTTCCTAGAGAAACATTCCTTGGAACCGTAAAGCAAAGAGTATGGCAAAGCAATCCTCTTGGAGCAGTCATACGTACAATAGAGCGTTATTCAGATGATGCTCCACACAGTACCGTTAACTTTAATGATTACCTGCAGTCATCTAATGCTGTAAGGACAAATCTTAGAAGTGGTGTTCAGACTGGATTAATAGCGCCAGATAAATCTATTTCATACTATAATGCTTTTTTAGGTGCTCGTTCAGAAGCCCAAAAGTTAAACATTATAGAAGCAATTACCAAAGAGGTATTTGATAATGCGGCTCAAAAATATAATCTTGAGGGAACAAGCAAAGATTTAATCCTTAATAACTATGTTTACCTAATGAGGTCAACCAGGGAAAAAGCAAAAAATGCATCAGATAAAGAACGTGCATTTATGATTGATTCTGCAGATGAAATTGTAAGAGACCCACAGTTAATATCACAACTAGCAAATGGTTCCTATCTTCCTGATATTGCTTTAATTGATAAAGCATTTAATCGTTTTGCAAAAAAACAAAATGATGAGTATCCATGGATTAAAAGTTCAGGCGTAGCACTTAAAGCAGGGTATGATGACTTTAACTCCCTTTGGAGAATGTTCACACTTGCTCGTACTGGTTACCCAATTAACATTGTTCGTGACTCTACCTTTAGAGTGGCTGCTGATGGTCAATACTTTAATGTAATAAAAAATCTTGGAAAAGAAGCAATTGAAGATTTTACTACAGTTAATAATAGTGTTGGAAAAATTCAACGATGGACTAAAGGCGTTATTGATAAAGACGCCAGAATATTAGAAGTTAAAAAAGAAATTCAACTTAGGTCTACAATTTTAGCAGATGTAGAAAAGAATCTTAAAAAGGCTGGATATGATATCACCAATCCACCTAAAAAGATAAAGCCAGAAGTTCAGTTAATTTTAAATAATCGTAATCAAGTAAGACGAAAAATGGATGCTTTACTTCAACATGAGCAAGAACTACTTGGTAAAATATCAGCAAAAGTAGTTGGTCCTAAAACATTTACTATTGGTGATTATGCATTCGATGGTGCTTTTGGTGGACCATATGGCAGAATGAGCATGCAACAGATTCGTGGCAAAAATGACATTCGTGCCTTGCTAGCATCTGACCAAGAATTAATGGTCGCTGAATTAAAGCGTGGCCGTGAAGGTGGTAAATGGATTGTTCCTACTCTTGAGAACAAAGAAGTACATATCAAATCATGGGAAAACGTATTAGTTAACATTCTTGCTAATGACCCAATTGCTTTAGAAATTATGAAGGGCACACCAAAGGCTCAGGTTCTAAAACTTATTAAAAGCGATAAACTAGGAACTTATATTGATAGATTTGGTTTTGTACCTGAACTTAAAAAAGACCTTCGCAGAAGTGATGCTCAGTATATCTACGATAGAGTAGGTGCTGCCGTAAATCAGTTTGCTCCAGATGCAAGATTGCAAACAATGGTTGCAGAAGGAAAAGTTTCAATCCTTGAACTTGAAAAAATGTTTCCTGATGTGACTAAGCGTCCTGGCGTAAGCACAGACCTTGCTTTAGATTTATTATCTCGAAGCAACTTTGTTAGAACAGTAACTGCTAATATAAGAGAAGGTGTAACTTGGATGGCTACTGCGCCTACAAGTAAATTGATTTTTAACCCATACTTTAGAACTAGATATGAAGAGAAACTTCAAGGCATGGTTGCCATGGCAAATTCTCAAGGTAGAATTATAACATTAAAAGACCAAAGAAGTTTTGATACAATTGCTAGAGCATATGCAATAAAAGAAGTACGTTCTAAAATAAATGGATTTAGCCGTGATATGAATTATCCAGCGGCAATGAACTATCTGTTTTCATTTTTTCCTGCTGTTGTAGAACAGTGGAGAACGTATGGTAGAACTGCTATGGAGAATCCAGAGTTCCCATACAAGGTAGCCCAGATGATTACTATCCCCGAAAAGATAAGTCAAATTAAAATTGATGAATCTGGACAAGAATACATCTCCGCTACACTACCAATGTTTGGCGGAATAGAAGCACGTTTTTCACCTGACTGGTTTAGCCCTATTAACCCTACTGGTGGCTCTATCATATCCACAAGCCCAGCAGTTTCTGCTATAGTTAATCAGATTTTAAAAGAGAGCAATACAACTCTTCCAGGACAGATTGAAGAATGGATTCTTCCATTTGGAACTCAATCAGATACCGCAGCAATCTTTACTCCAACTACAATACGTAGAACTGCACAAGCAATTGGTTCTCTTATAGCAGAAAATCCAGCACAGTTAAACAAGGATACTGCGATGCTTTTAACTCAAAGATATTTTGACTTTAGACAAGAATATCATAGAGACCCAAATGCAACAGAAATAACAGATTTAAATAATAAAGCAAAGCGGGATGCAGTAGGTTTAGGATTTGCCAGAGCGCTTGGTTCTCTTCTTCTACCCAAGCAACCACGTTATGTAACTCCTTTGCAAACATATTCTGATATACTTAAAAAGTATACAGAAGACTTAGGTCAAGATGATGGAACTGATAAGTTTATCGAAGACTACCCAGATTATTTTATGATATTAGATAAAATATCTGACCCATTATCTGGACTTAATTCAGATAGAACTTCAGTCGAACTGGTAAAAAGAAATATGCCAGTTGTTGAAAAGATGGTTGCGTATCTTGGTGATGACCCAGACTTAAAAGTTCTTGGTGCTGTATTTAATGATACAGATTATGCCTTCTCAAGCAGTGCCCAGGCTTGGTTAACTACACACAGTATTCCAAATACTAAAAAGAAATTTAGAGACCAACAAACAGCACTTGAAAACACACGTTCTTCAATTGTTAGTAAAGGTTGGAGAGACTGGAATGTATTAATTGAGAGCGTCACTCAAGCAATTGAGCAGAATGACCCTCCCTATGACCCAACATCTAGTTTTGGTAAAGCGATATTAGATGGATACAAAAAGTCATTTATTGAATCCATGAGAACTAATAATCCAATTTGGGTTTCTGAAAAAGAAGATAGAGATACTAACTCTAAATTAAACAATGTTGTTGATGCTTTAACCATTGCTGCTAACGACCCTAAACTTGGCGCTGACCTTGCAAAGCAAGCCAGATGGCATTCTATTGTGGAGTACTTAAACTTCAGATATTATGTAAAAGATAGACTTGACAAACGTGGAGCAACAATTAACTCAAAGGCTGCTACTGATATAAAAAGAGAAGCCGACAGGTTCGTTCTTCAACTGCGTAAAGAAGATGTCAATTTTGGTAAATTCTACGATAGATACTTTAGCAATGATAACTTTAGTCATATGGCCCAGGAATAGGAATAGGTAAATAAATGTCTAACGGAAAAGATAAACCAGTAGGTCCTGGTAATTATAAACCAACAAATAAAATACCCACTCCGACACAAACTCCAACCCCTACTCCAACATTAAACTCTAATAGTATGTCTGGACTTAACCAAATTCTTAATATTAAATTAGGACTTAAAATAGAGCCAGAAGTTAACTATAGTCAAATAGTATCGTTTGA